AGGGTCATCTCGCGAGGCGTCATCTTCAAGTTGGCGATAACGTATTCATCCGTGTGGGATAGGTATCCAAGGGTGCGCCTCTTCTTCTCCATGAGGGCGATGAATTGCCAGACCTTCAACTGATCGGACATTTTTTATTCAGGGAGGGAAAACTTTAACCAAGGGCAGACTACAATGCCAGCCAAGGGTGACATCAAGCCCGTTGAGAACAGCACGGACTACCTGGAATTCAACGGCAAGAGGTGGCACAGGTTTCACGAGAGTGGCAAGGACGCTGGCGTAGGCGTGTGGGGAGAAATGGACGAAGTTGGGAGTCCAGCGACCCGTTGGTTCCTGAGACCTAGGGCGCGGCGTTCTTGAGATTGTAATACTCCAGCCAGTCCTCCGGTGTGACCTTGGTGCCTCCGTCGTAAGCCACCGCCAAGTTTGCGTCCAAAAGGAAGGTCTTGACGTCCACGCCGTCCACGTAGATGTCGGCGAGGATCCTACCGTACTTCTCCAGTTCGACGTTCCTGAGTTCGACGATCTTGTCGAGGCACTTGCTCTTGATCATGTCCCGGGCCATCTTGGCGCACTGCTTTTCGGTGGCGTTCTTGGTCTTCATCTCGGGGCAGTCGATGCCCTTGGTGCGGACCGAGAAGCGGTAAAGGGGCGACCCCTCGAACGGGAGGCGGGACGCGAGGGTCAGTGTGTCGCCGTCATAGACCTTGATGACCTTTCCACCGGTGATCGGAGGAACGAATGGGGTCGTATCCTTGTAGGTGACGTTCTCGAGGCTCATTTTATAGTATCAACTCATATAAATTATCCACAAGATCTTGTCTAATAGAGTCCATGATGATCGTGTAGGCGAATCGTGCGAATCTTCGCGATCCAAACGTCGGCTTGTCAACAATTTTCAAAAGTGCGTTCATAGCCTTGTCTGTGTAGCACGCGATGTTGCTGACATGTTCTTTGATTTCATGGACGCACGTGTTCTGGGAGAAGACCACGAGGGCTTCCACGGTCTGGGTGACTATTCCTATGAGCTGGTTGTTGGTGAACCCCGCCGTGTGCTGTCCCATGGCTTCGTACTCCTCTTCATTCTCCACGACCCACTGATACACGGCATAGAAGACCTCATCGTCAAGGGTTTCTATGGCGTGTCCTAAATCTGTTTGTGTGTAACTGGCCGTGGCGACCATACACATCTCTATCCTTTGGTACTAAATTTTATTCAGCATACTTGTATCAGTACCAGACCATTTTAAAAACAAAAGAGCTTGTATATAGAGATGACGGATTATGTATCCATAATCAAAAAGGCAATTGAAGCGTATTGTGACGAAAATGAAAGCATTGACAAGAAAGAGGATCTTGACACAATTCTCGATAATGTGAAAAAAGCATGGGCGCCTTTAAAAGCGGTAGTTGTCTCAATTGTTGCAAAAATAGAACATCCTGAATGGGATACGCGCAAACACCAAGCACAGATTGGCGGACTACGCAGTTTGCGAACAATAGACAGAGAGCATGTATCTGACTATCTGTTTAAGAATGATTTTTACGACACGGCAACAGAATTTGCACTCACACGTTCCTTTGAAAAAGCAGAGGAATATACGATGAATTACACCGGAAAGATTTCACCACCTATATGCAAAAATGCATTCCTAACTATTGTAGATTTTATCAACAATCCCGGTTCTAAAGAAAAACTACAACCGATGCTTGCGTATTTGATGAAATGTCTAAAAGAGCGGAAGGACAGAAACGCAACGCTCAGAACATCGAGAGTGGAATCGACGAGGAGACTAACCTTATCGGATGTTTTAAATGGTCTGAATGATATACATTCACTTGGAAGTGGAATTTCTGTTGTACCAGTTATCGTAGTCCATACCCTTCTTTCTGTAGTTCAGCGCTACTTGTTTTCCGGGATAACTTTCAAAGATCTCAAAGAACACACTGCTGCCGACAATCATAGTCAGTCATATGGCGATGTTGAGGGATTCAAAGATACTTACCCAGTCATCAGCGTCGAGGTTAAGCATAATATTCCTATAAATGAAACGATCGTCAAGATCTTTGATATAAAAACAATCGAGGCTCGGATCCCGTTGAAGTTCATTCTGACGACAGCCAGCACTCAAAAGCAATTTGTGGAAAATGACATATGCATCGACAATGTATCAGACTTTACGGCATCTTATCTCCACCAGGTGTTGCTAATTGAGGCAAATATTTGCTCTATGTTCATAGAAGAATTGCGAAAGAGGATTGTCTCCTATCGCAATATCTCTACAGAGATGAAGGAAACTATTGACGGAAAACTCACAAAACTTCTTGTGCCACCATCTCCTTGATGATTTCTTCAATCACGCGAACGCACACACTATTACCAATTTGCTTATAGGCAACACCCTTATTGGCGTTTCTTACAAAGGTTTCTGGATATGCCATAAGCTTATAGCACTCATTCAACGTGAGACGTCGCACTCTCTTGCTGGTCTCTTCGTAAATATGATATCTACCTGAAGTCTCCGATGCTGCCAGGGTCGGATGTGTACCGTCACTGCTGTAAATTCTCATGAGTTGCTTGTGGACTCGCGAGAGATGCTCGGTATTTTCTCTTGCGCCAACCTTTCTCAATTCTCCCTTCAAATAACCACAGAACTTCAATCCACTTTTTGGCTGCTGTTTGATATGATCGGCATCTAGAATTACATACTTCTCGGGATCAATGTAGTGATCTTCAGGCACATCTGTATCAAGAATATCTGCCAACTTACAGATACTCTTTTTATCCGCCAACGTCTTAAAGTTGAATTCACTCGCAGATGCTGTTGCCACAATATACACCCGTTCCCTGTTTTGAGGAATACCGAACTGATAAGGACTTAGTAGTTGATATGATACTTTATACCCCCGCGTCTTTAAAGAGTTTAATATGGTTTGGAGAACAATACCTTTGTTGATATTTATTAGATTAGAAACATTTTCAAGTAGAATGCACTTTGGTTTGCGGACGTCTATAACTTTAAGTATTTCAAAGAATAGAGTTCCTCTCGGATCATCAAATGCTTTTTTATCCTTCCACTGAGCAATACTGAAAGCTTGACAAGGAAAGCCTCCGCAAATGAGATTGAACTGTGGAATATCTTCAATCACTATTTTTGTGATGTCTCCAAGAGGTTTCATACGGTAGTTTTCTTCATATGTTTTCCTTGCGTTTTCATCGATATCAGATGAAAGTACACACTTGGCTGTGGGAATGATATTTGTAAGTGCCTGATGGAAGCCGCCAATTCCACAGAATAAGTCAATGAATTTTATTTTTGAGAGATCTGTATTGGGAATAATATCTACAATCACATTTTGAGTTGTTTTTGAATAGTCCATTTCGATTTTTAATATAACTTGCGAAATCTTTAATAGTTTACAGCATCTCGACATTCTTTATGTTGTACCTGTTGAAGCGGCGTTTGATAATCTTCCGAAGGTTGTCACGTTCCCTTCGGAGTTCGTCGCGGATCGCCATCTGCTTCTTGGTCAGCTTTCCGCTTCGGGTCTTGATGTAGGCGAGTTTGAGCAGTGCCACGTAGGACAGGGCGAGTTCGTCCAGCAGTCCCATCAGTTCCGTGTTTCCTCGGATCTCCGGTGTCCTATTGAAAATATTCATCTTCCTGGCGGCCTTGCGGACTTCCGGGGATTTGGCTGTCACCGTATCGTCGGGGATTTCCGCGAGGATGTTCTCAATGATGGGCGAGAGTAACATCATGTTCCTCTTCTTGGCTTCGAGATTCGGGGTAGTCTTCTTGATTTTTTTGGGGTCATTGGCAGGGATATTATGATAGGAGTAAGGAGGGCTCATGGGGTCAAATAGTTTCGGGTAGCGGATAACGGGTGGGGTCTTTTTGTAATTGGGATTGGGAACGAACTCGGGCGTGAGTTGTTCGAATATCACGGGTGGCGTAATGGACCGCGGGCGCGTGGGCCTCTGTGGGATTTCATTGAAAAATTCGTTGTACTGGTAGTTGTCTACGTACTTTCTGGACTTGAGGCTTGGGACGCGCATTCCCTTGGGGATGCTGACTTTCAGAGGTCTATTGTTCATGATACTGAGAGCGGCGCTCATGAGATTGTCTGCGCCGATGGTCCTGGTTCTGGAAACGCTGCTCCGGTTGGTTTCGGTGACGGCGCGTTTCAGTGCACCCCGAAGATCCTGCGGCGAAGTGACGAAGTTTCGCGGTCTGATTCCGATGGCGCGATAGGCGCGTGCGATTCCCTCGACGACGTTGAGATTCGTTCGGATGTTCCGCGGAAACTTGATGGAGAGACCAAAGTCCAGGATGTAGATCTTTGGTGCGGACTGTTTGACGTTCTTGTAGCCGATGTTGTCCCACTTGAGGTCTCCGTGAATGAATCCGAGACTGTGCATCTTGTCCATGAGTCTGAGGATTTGTGCATTAATCTCTGGTTCGTACTTTTTACGCAGCCACCTCGGCATGGTGAGGAGGTCGCCCGAGATGCGTTCCATGACCATGTAGTAATACTTGTCGTCCAGCTTGCCGGCGTTGAACAACTTTGGACCCACGCCTTCAAGGCCCATGATAGTTGTGATGGCGATTTCTCGGTTGGCGAGGTCATCTGACTTGACGTAAAAAATCTTGACAATCTTGGACTTGGTGGGCATGACATAAGCTTCACCGTAGCTGCTCTTGGTACCTATCCGTTCACCTAGGGTGAACCCAAACTTTTCCTCGAAAAGTTCCTTTATCATCTACTATTAATTAAGAATTTAAAGAACCTAATATGGATGAACATTGTATCCATCGATATTGGGTTAAAAAATTTGGGGATGGTTGAGTTTTGGTGGGACGAACATCCCAGGCATCACCCTGAACTAATCAAGTGGCACAAGGTTGATTTGACGATGCTTCCGCACAAGCGTGTTCAATTTCACGCGTGTGACATTCCGCACACGAACGAGATGGCTGACCTGGTGGCTCACTTTATGCAGGAGTACCACCCGATCTTCGAAAAGGCGGACACGATCCTGCTAGAGCGGCAGCCACCCGGTGGTCTTCTTGAAATTCAATCGCTGCTTTTATTTAAGTACCGTCGCAAGGCGCATCTAGTGAGCCCCAACTCAGTTCATGCTCACTTCACGATGAATCATCTGGACTATGAGGGCCGAAAGGAACGAAGTCTTGCTCTTGCGCGTCATCGTCATCCAGAGAAGATTCCCGAGACGAGTTCTCGATGGCATGATATATCGGACGCGATTCTGTTTGCTCACTTTTGGTGCAGCCGTCAAAGAGTACCTCAGAGCCCAGAGGTACAAGTGGCATTCGAAGAGTTTCGTCTGACTCGGAAACCATCCTATAGCAGTATTCCATGTAGTACGAAAACGGATTCATGAACATGAAGGGTCTCATGAACTTTGGTATCTTGTTTTTGTATTCGACCCATGTTTTCATCCAGTAGTCCTTATTATCTGTCCACTCAAACGGACTTGCCATGTGAACGAACTTGTCTTTTTTGTCCAGCATGTTGAAGAGTTCCCATGCTCTGTCCATAGTCTTAAAGATAATGCGCGACAAACTTTTAAATGAAGATCGCACTTTGTATTCCAGGCAACACATTTTCGCGCGAGGTGATGATGGACATCCTCAAGTTTCTTGAGGAAGCTCGGGCGGCAAAATGGGAGATCGTTTTGTCCATGGATTATGATCCGAATGTTTACTACGTTCGTAACAAGTTGCTCGGGTGTGATGTGGGTCGCGGACCCAATCAGAAGCCATACAATGGTGAGTTAGACTATGATTACGTACTATGGATCGACTCTGATATCCGTTTCAATTTCAAGATGATTGAGCGTCTTGCGTCACACAAGAAGGATGCAGTATGTGGTCTTTACCGCATGCAGGATATGAAGCATTACCCTGTGGTGAAACACATGGACGACGAGTATTTCAAGGAGCACAAAATGTTTCAGTATTTGACTGTGGAAGAACTTGAGAAAATTCACAAGTCAGGTAAGATTGACCTAATGAAGATAGATTTCAGTGGTATGGGTATGTTTTTGGTGAGCAGGGCGGCATTAGAAAGGATGAAGTACCCATGGTTTCAGCCAGTATGGAAGGAGATCGGCGACATGCGTGATTTCACCAGTGAGGACGTGGGTTTCTGCATCAAGCTTCGCGAAACTGGGACGGATATATACTGCGATCCATCGGTTATAGGAGCTCACATGAAACTCATGCCAATTTAAAAAAATAACTCGATCAAAAACAAGATGGACTTGACCGGTGAATTCGCAGTTCTGCAGATGCATGTTGATCGCAAGATGAAGATCTACGCGGATCAATGTATTGAAAACGCTATAAAAGCGTTATGTATGGATAATCCTAGTCTCTACAAGGAGGACATGTACAAGACGATGGCAAAGTGTCAATGCATGTACACATGTTGTCACATTGAAAAGCATGGTAAAAAGTGCATGCATCCGGCAGTACTTCGTGGATATTGTGAGAAGCATTCACAGCCAACGGCTTACGAGCAGATGACAAATAACACCAACCGGAATAATTTACCTAACCGAATAATGCCTTCGTTCGGGTCTTAAAGAATAAACGCAACTAAATACTAGTATGGAAGGACGATCTAAACTTCTTCTCCAGAGTCTTGAGCGGTTTTACGATGATCCTAAAAACGGTTCAAAATTACTGGATATAATTAATCACCGAATCAACGGCATTTCTCTTCGGACCATCGAGTGGTTCGTAACCAACTATGCGAAAAAAAATAACGTGAGTTACAAGAAGGAGATTTCTGGACGCGTATTCACGGTGCATATTGAGTACAAATCTACGCTAGAGGGTTACAGCAAAAAGTTATTTGACCCATTTTGTCGGACGGAGCGCATCGATTTCACGGTAAACGGCGAGGTCATCAAGACCACGATCGGTCAGTTGAACTTTGTTCGCTGGTGCATCCAGAACAACATCATTGAACATACACTTAAGGAAGTGGATACAAAAAAGACAAATGCGAAGACCGGTCACAAGATACACGCCACCGACGCCTCAGAAATTGATGGAAGCACTGGAAGCCGAGAAGTTTGCCAACCACTGGCGATCACAGGGTGAATATAAGTGGGCGGAGCGTTGGGAAGCCTACTCTAAAAATTGTCTCGACTCGCGTCACGGGACGGTCGACAGACCCACTAACAGGGGTGAGGACCAAATGAGAAGAAAGTAATTGTTTATAATAGAATGGTGAGTGAAGTAGACTGGCATCCACAGCAGGCCGGAATCCTCAAGATTTGGGGAGAGGTCTCAGCGACGTACCGTTACCTTCACTTCATGTCATACCATAAATACAAAAAGATGAGTATGCGCTTTACAATCCCAATCATCATCATTTCAACGTTGACTGGGACTGCAAACTTTGCCCAAGGGACATTTCCCGCGAACACACAATCCACTGTACCCCTGATAATTGGTGGGTTAAATCTTGTTGCGGCAATAGCTACGACGCTTGCGCAATTCCTGAAGGTGAATGAACTCATGGAGGCCCATAGGGTCAGTGCGGCGACCTACGGAAAGATGTCGCGTCACATGCGTCTGGAGTTGAGTTTGCCACCCGAGGAGCGTTCAATGTCGGGTCACGAGTTCATCAATATGACCAAGTTGGACATGGACAGGTTGATCGAGCAGTCGCCGTTGATTCCTGGTGACATTCTTCGGATGTTCGAGAAGAAGTTTCCCAAGGAGGCGCACAATTTTGCCCGTCCCGAGATTCTGGACATCCGCGAGATCACGCCCTACAGTGAAGATGTGCACGAGAAGTTGAACTCGAGTTCGGCTGACAGGATTCGCAAGGCGGCGGCTCGTTTCTTCAGCACCAAGAATATAGACTACGACGTGCCTCCACCTTCACCGGGGTTCTCGCAGGTGTCCTTCGCTCCCAATGTCTTCGAGCCGGAGCCATTCCCTCCGACGTTCGAGGAGCTCCAGGTTGCGGAGACGCTCCAGGGACTTCGGCGGGAGCCCACGACAGACTCTGACGAAGAAAATACCACCCAAGTATAAAAGAGTATGAAGGAGGAAGCGAGGAAGATCATCAAGCAAAGTGTGACCCTGTCTAGGGAATCCTACGACAAGGCTGTCATGGTACTCAATGGTTTTCAGCCCATCAGCAGTGATGAGACGGGTCTGGACTGTTTCATCAAATCTGAAGACGGAATCACCTGGGTGGTGTTCCGCGGCACCGAGACGGACCAGATCAACGACGTGTGCACGGACGCGCTGACGTTCCGGGTCAAGACGCCGTTCCTTCCAGACGAGTGCAGGGTCCATGCTGGCTTCCTGGGGCAGTACATGAGTGGTCGCACGCTCATCATGGACGCGATCAAGCACTTCAACGACGCCAAGGTGGTCTGCACCGGTCACTCACTTGGAGGTGGACTTTCTACCATCTGTGCCCTGGACGTGGAGCAGAACGTCGAGGGTGACGTGGAGACCTACTGTGTGACGTTCGGATCTCCTCGGGTTGGGGGCGGTCACTTCTGTCGTCTCTTCGATGCTGTCATTGACAACAGTTTCCGATTCGTGGATGTGAATGATCCCATCCCCCGGGTTCCTTTGCGTGCTTGGGGATTCAAACACGTAAAGGGATGTTTCGTTACCAGTCCCTACGGCTACAAGCCTGACCTCGAGCAGGTCGAGGCGTCGTCGTTAGCCTGTTGTGCGGTCTCCGACCATGGGATTGATCTCTATGAAGCTGCGGTGAACTTTACTCCTTCAGTTGAGCCTTGAGAAGCTCAAACTCTTCGTCAGTAAGAATAGGGGCTGCGTTCGTCATTCCCTGCTTGGTCTCGGCTGGCATCTTGGACTGCGTCGGGGCGGGTTCGGTCACGGGCATGACATCTACTGGCACCTCGGTGACTTCATTATCGTCGGCAACAAGCACGTCCTCCTCCTCTCCCTCCATCCCCTCGCGCGGCGCCATGAGCTGCATGATGGTCATGATGAAGAAAGAGATGGACACCACGGTCGCCCAAGTGTTGCAGCTGCCCGCGGTGAGGCAGTTGACGTTGTAGACGGCAAGCGCTCCTGACAGAGCGAGGACGGCGGCATCCAAAACACGGAGTTTGTAAGCCGAAGCCAGAACCGGGAGGACGGCGGCGGCGGCAACGATCATAGCCTGCTGAGACAGCTTGGGCATCTTCATGTTCAGCTTCATATTTGTAATTATCACATATTATTTTTGGCAATGCCCCACCGTTCACAATCTTCGGCAGTGAAGTAGATATCCTTCTTGAGCAACTTGTTCAATTTGTCCTCTGGGATTTGTGTATACTGGGTATAGATTTTGCGGAGGGTCTCCATGAGTTTATCACAATTTTTGATTTCGTCCTTGAGTTCTTCATACTTGCCCATGGCGCCTGTGGAAAGTTGGTGGATGAGCAGGTGGGCATGAGGCATAATCCTCCGATTCTTGGAACCCATCAGAACGAATGTGGCTGCGCTAGCACAAAATCCGTCGGCGACGGTTACCAGTTTGACCTTGAGTCTCCTGAGGTGGTCCATGCAGCTCAGTCCGGCAAAGAAGTCACCACCATCGCTCCTGACATAAAGAACAATCTTGGGTTTGTATTCCCTGACTGAAAGAAGTTTCCTTTCCAAAGTCTTTACCTGAATGACAAGGTCGTGCATTGATTCGTCGGATATTTCACCAGTGAAGTGGATATCATTTCCTATAATGTCGATGTTGTAGTTCTCGCCGTCAATCCCTGCATCGCTTCCATCGTCAGACTCGTCATCTCTGGCATAAGGGCGCCTCATGTTGCTTGTTCTACAAAGTCTTGTTCTCTCTCCTTTAAGTTAAGTTTCAACTCCTTGAGGACATCATTTTTGACCTTGGATCCCATGGATGTCTGGTTGATGTAGTGGATACCACTTGAATTAGTGCAATATTCGGGGATGAGTTCTGGTTTTAGGCGTAAAACTTGTAATGTTTCTTGATCCGAATTAATCCAATATTTTTCCATTGATTTTTTAAGTCGCATATTGAAATCTTTTGTCCATACGCGTGCGCATGCAATTTTTTTAGAAAGTATTCTGTTTTTTATAATTGCACAAGGGCCTAAGATAGCTGAAACGATAAAGTGTTGATGAATTTGTTCATTGTACATGGATGAATACATCATCGTGTCCCAGTAATCTGCTTCGACTAAGTAATCTGCTATACTAGAAATTTCATTGATAGTTATTCCTGATGCGTTAATGTAATTCTCCTGCACGATGCCCATGCGATTTCCGGGTTCTTCGAGTGAAATTTTTAGCAAGGCATTGAAATCAAAATTTCCCTTTTCTGTTAAAATTTCATCCATAAATTCTTTGGTGGTTTTGAACAGGTCTCTTTGGTGAAGCGTTTCTATGACCTCTTTTTTATTTTCCTGTTCTATTGTTTCGTCTTGAATTTGAATGTTGTCTATATTGTTTTCGCAAGGTATAAAAATTCTTGAATGTATATTTTTTCTTTTCTGCTGAATCCAACGCCAACCTGGCAATTCATTTTTAATCATAGAAGAATCATCCATGACGATATCAGCCTTGCTGAAGCTAATGAATTCGAAAAAGTTCTCGGTGACATTTTGGGAACGCAGTGTGTCTATCCCCACGTAGACCGCGGACGCGCCAATGGTCTTGCAAATTTGTGCCGTAGACCAGCCCTTGACTAGAAATAGTTTGCCTGGCTCACATTTGTCAAAGATATTATCTCGTTTGGTTTTAAGAAACTTGTCCATGAGCAAGGAAGAGGAACAGGATTTAACTACTCAAGCACTAGAAATGATTTTCAGTCACCCAGACATACACACGCGTCTGTGGAAACCACTACGATTACATCTGACATACTATTTAACTTGCACGGCCATAATCCATATGATTACGATAACCATTTTGATCATCATTCTGTGGAAGATCATGCGGAGTTCAAGCTGGATGCCAGGACACCGTTCAGCAGACTGAAGAACAACAGGGTCCCGATCCACTGGATTATCTCCTTGCCCTGTGGAAACTGCAACTTGGTCAACTTATTCTTACCAATGTTGTAATGCACAAGCCCTTCAAGGAAGAATACGAAGAAGGTCGTTAAAGCGACGATGCCAATCATTTATAATTCTGGAGATTAATATTAAGGATGCAAATTTTTTGCAAAACCCTTACAGGCAAAACTATTACGTTAGAGGTTGATTCCTCGGATACTATTGACAACGTGAAGGCAAAGATTCAAGACAAAGAGGGGATCCCGCCCGATCAGCAGCGGTTGATTTTCGCAGGAAAGCAGCTTGAGGACGGACGGACGTTATCGGACTACAACATTCAGAAGGAATCCACGATTCATCTCGTGTTAAGGCTAAGGGGCGGTGACTAATTAGATGAAGACCACGACCGACATTGTTCACCAGAACCTCGGGTTGGTTCACAAGCTTTCCTACAGATACCAAAGGACTGGTATTTCTAGAAAGGATCTCGTTCAAGAGGGGACGCTCGGGTTGCACAGGGCAATCGTAAAGTACGATCCAGCCAAGGGGACCAAGCTGTCCACCTACGCCTATCCGTGGATAAAGTCATACATGTCCAGATACGTGAAGAAGACGATGACCGCAATGGATTACCTTCCGGTTGCCGAGGTTTGTCACTTGGACGCAGAAGAAGAAGACCTTTGCTACCTCATGGATTGTCTGAATCACGGTGAGAGGGAAATCATTACGCATTTATATTTGGATCAGATGAGTTTGGATGAGGTCTGCGCGATGTTCAATTTATCAAAGTGGCAGGTGAGGAGGTTCGAGACGCGTGCCCTTGAGAAGATGCGTCAGCGTGCTCTCAAATGATTGTTAAGTGGTATTAGAAATGGAAATGTACGATTTAAATTCCAGTGGAGGGGGTGGTACGCCACTTACCTACAGCCCAAGTATTCCAGATGATAACGGAGCCGGAACGGGTCTGAATGTTCCTAAGCCAGGTTCGAAGACTAATAGAGATTCTGGTTACGAAGGTCAAAGGACATTATTGGAACGAAAAAATAATGACGTTCAACAGCAAGATAAACCGATGCAGATGAGCAGTATGGCCTTCTCCACTCCCATTTCGGATCTCGATTACGATGAACCCATGAATAATCATATGTCAGCAGACTTGCACTCCATTATTCCTCCTCAGGCTTCGGTGGCTCCTCACGAGATGCTCATGGCCCAGCCCGCACAACAGATGCAGCAGAAGCCACCTTCTCCCGAACCTTCAACTCCCGTGGTGGTCGAGGAGAAGAAGTATCCTCTCGGACTGACCAAGGAGCAGTATGAGGCCTTGATCGTGGCTGCACTGGTTGCCATGATCTTCTATCCCGACGTTCAGGCGAAGATGGCCGTGTACATCCCCAACTTTATGTCCAAGGATGGATCTCGCAGTATGACTGGACTGGCTGTCAGTGGCCTGATCGTGGCCGTCAGCTTCTATATGGCCCGAAGGTACTTTGTTGAAAAGTGATTCTTCACAAAAAAGTAGTGCTCTCTCCGAATGGGTTTCGATCCCATCACCTTGAGATTAACAGTCTCACGCTCTACCTAATGAGCTACCGGAGAACAATGTGAATTACCCAGGAAATCCATCTAGAACGAGCTACCTGGGCTTGAACTCACACTGTTATCTTGGAACTTTATGTTTAACTATTTGACGCATGATGGATCCGCCTGAAACCAGGATGATCGGGATGGGTCCAAACATCAGGACGGTGGGTGCAATTGCGAGTGCCACCTTCACCTTCTGGCTTAAAGAAAGATCCTGCATATATAGTAATGTACGGATATTCTGTCTGGCTTGTGCCACTTAATCGTCGTCTTCTGACCAAGGTCTATAAGTTCAGGCACATCCCCCACATCACCATATCGACCAATCACGAAGACATCCCAGATCCTGTCAATCTTGGACAGCTTTATGACGTAGTGGATTTCAAACCGTACGGTCTTATTGGAAAGCAGTACAAATTTGATCCCCTGCATGCGACAGGCTGGGAGTGCACTGTCGAAGATCTCTCGATTAAGCACGCGCCTCACATGAGTCACATGTATTCGTTCTATCCTTATGACAAGGTGTTTCCTGTGTATCCAACGCCGATCCGCCTGATCGCAGAGGTCTGTGTGGCTGACACTAGATCAACCAACTGGGAGGACTGGAAGATAATTAAAGAAAAGCTTCCAAGATAAAGTACAATGGCTTTTTTACCTTTTCTTCGGCACGGCGATCTTTATGACCTTCTGGACACGACGTCCAAGGTTCTGAATGAGCTTCCCAATCTGGAGAAGCAGTTCAACACTAAGATGGCTGACAGATATCTATACAAGCGCACCCAGACCACAGATGATGGTTTCGAGATTGAGATGCACCTCCCTGGTGTGGGTAAGGACAACATTCACATTACGATTTCTTCGGATGACCACGAGGTGACGGTGGCTTACGGAGAGAACCGAAGCGCCTCATTCGATTTGCCCAGTTACGTGGATGTATCGGACGAGGGTTACAAGGCGAGTTACGTGGATGGCGTGCTTCGTCTGTTCTTCAAGATGCGAACTTCGGACAAGAAGCGTCGCGAGATCAAGCTTGGTTAGACGAACATTGTTCCACCAAGACCACCTTGGCATCTAAATAAATTAAAACTTGTAGCATATAGACGGGCTTTTCTTGTGATCGAATTGTCAACGAGAGTTAATTCAAACAATTGTTTGGAAATGCGACTCATATTGATGGTTCCGGATGGAAATGGCCCTGAATCTTGGCCCACACTAAATATATTCACCTTGTAACTCGGTGTTTGTATATAGTGTTCATAAGGTTGAATGGCTCTCATTGTCATTTGATCAATATCAAAATAATTCTGACCGTTGAAAAAAAGTTTCCATCGCGTAACTTGGTCGTTCGAAAAACTCGTATATTCACCGGCGTCGACGCCTGAACTGTAATCGAACAATCCCGCCGTACCTGAATCGTTTTGTACGACCAGAATAAATTCCTTTACTGGATTTTCAAATTCCGTTCTGAAACGTATTTGATTGAGGTCATTTAAAGTCACTCGTGCCAATTGAGTTTGTTTTATTATATAATCCAGTTGTTTGCCAAGAAAAAATTGTTTATGTTCGTTTTCAAGATAAATTGCTTGTAAATTTAGTTCCAGCTTAGGTATATCAACATTTCCCAGTTCTGATTGCTTTCTGAGAAAAATTCTGACTTCGATGCGGTGACGGTTCAGAGCCAAAAGTGGGAATGAATTTTCGTAACCCCTCCCAAAAAATGGCAATTCCAGTGAACAGGCGGAGCCTGGGACGATCGTACCATAACTTGTCGGTGTAATAGAGCGATTCAAAAGGACATCGTTGCTTTGGCGAATTCTTTGGGAATCTGTTAGGTCTGACATAATAGCCATATATTCTCCAGTAAGGCTAACTATGGTTTGACCTCCGACTACAAGATCGGCTCTTTCTACAAATGAATGAGCCGTATCTTGTGGAAATGGTTGATTGGTATTGTAAGTGAAATTTAAAAAGAACCCGGTGATGATATCGCACGTGTCATTATCGACCGTGCATATTATAGATTCTCCCCAGTAGACATCAGAATCAAAAGGAAGCCTTAATATTTCGCTAGTATATTTTGCACGATCGGTGAATACTTTTTGGTAAAATGATATTTCAGGTCTTCCGGTTAAAAATGTATCCTGAAATCCTGTGACAGCAAGCTGCATCTTAATATGATGTGTTAAAAAAAGATTCAAAAAAATACGTGTAGATTAATAGATATGAATGTACAGCTTAAAAAATTCAATCCCGCTTCAATGGGTGACGACAAGGTCTGTGTATTTATTGGAAAACGTGGAACAGGAAAATCTACTTTGGTGACAGATATCCTTTATCACAAAAAACATCTCCCGGCGGGCGTAGTTATGTCTGCGACCGAAGAGGGAAATCACTGGTATCAGCAGTTCATTCCGGATCTGTTTATCTACGGTGAATATGACAGAGACATCATTGATAGGGTGATTGACAGGCAGAGAAAGATGGTGAACCTCAAGCCTCCTCCGGGAAAGACGGAGCTGACTTCGCGGGACATTGGTGCGTTCATCCTCATGGACGACTGCATGTACGACCGAAAGTTCCTTAAGGACTCGTGCATCCGCCAGTGCTTCATGAATGGTCGTCACTGGAAAATCTTTTTCATGCTGACGATGCAGTACTGCATGGACCTGAGTCCCGACCTCCGCGCCAACGTGGACTACGTGTTCATCGCCCGCGAGAACGTCATCCAGAACCGCGAAAAGTTGTACAAGTCCTTCTTCGGAATCTTTCCCAACTTTGACATGTTCAACCAGGTGATGACCGCGTGCACGGAGAACTACGAGGTTCTGGTCTTGGACAACACCAGCAAGTCCAACCGAATTGAGGACTGCGTCTTCTGGTACAAGGCCAAGATCCACACGAACTTCCGTGTCGGCTCGTCTCAGTTTTGGAATCTCCACCAGAAGACATACAAAAAGGCAGGAGGTGCCACTAAACCTGGTCAAGACCCAAATGACGTCAAACGTAATAGGAATACCCAAACCCTACAAGTAAAGAAGTTGAAATAATTATTCAGGAAGAAGAAAAATACCCGAACGGCAGATATCAAACATGGAAAGCAATTCCATCGCACTCGTGACGGCCGCGCTCATTTCCACCGGTTTGGTCAGTGAAAACAAAGCGGGTGCACTGGCCACACATCTCAGTAAGGGGGCGAAGAATTGGAGCATCAAGCAACTGAAGCCAGGATTCGTGGACGAAAATCGTAAGGAGATACAAAAGCGCAACTCAAAGCTGTGGACGGAATATATTGCCAAGCGAAACTACATATTCGACCCTACCGAAAATGGTCTGGTCAAACGCACTACACCACTGGTAGAGAAGCAGGAACGCCTTTTGGAGATCAAGAGTCGGATGGTTGGCGAAACATTTGTACCTCCTATAAAAAAGGTTAGCAAGAGGCTTCTAGACCAGGCACGACTTAAACGTCTTCTCACTTTGATCAAGAAAGATATAGATCAAGTCGATACAGAGATGAAGGGAATGACGATGATTAATCAAAAATTGGAACGCTACTTCATTCGACGCCCTTCATACAAACCAAAAATCTTTATAAACCAAGAAGAGGAATACCTTGATCTTCCCGGTATCACAAAGAGGAAGCGAATTCTCAAGAGACTTTTACATCTTTTGAACTCGAAACGTCTTGACAAAATGGAAAAAATATGCGAGAAACTCACACAAGTTCGCAGAGACACGATGACCAAAATTGTTCAGATACAACGCGACGTTTACATCAACTCCAAAGAGTGTTGGACACGTTCAGAAAGGGCGTCATTCTTGAACAAGAAACACGTGAACGACGAACTCAAAACTGAATATGCCAAAATATCAGAACATATTTCATCGAATCTGGGTGACTACATGATCGAGATACCTAAGCCTTTCAAAAACGCCACGGTGATCACAGAAAACGACACGCGCGCAAACTGGAAGAATCCGGAATTCAAGCGCCTCTACGCGAGTAGGATGCGTTCGCTGGTATATGCCATACGCAACAATACAAAATCGCAATTCCTGGATAGGATCAAATCGGGTGAACTCAAGATGAATACCTTTTCGGACATGGATATTTGGGATCTCTGGTATCACGAACCCAAAAAGGAGGTGGTCGAGAAGAAACCCGAAGAATACGACGACGGGATGTTCAAGTGCGGAAAGTGCAAATCTATGAAGACCACATACGTGGAGAAGCAGACACGATCCGCAGACGAACCGATGACCTTATTCATCACCTGCAGGATGTGCGGTCACGTAATGAAGCGTTAAAGAAAAGACATGGAATATATTTAGAATGTGTACCGTCTGTGACAAAGAGATCCCATTCGTGTGCAAGGCCACGGCTAGGTGTGGACACCACGTTCATCAGATGTGTCGTCTGAACATCATACCACCCACAAAATGTGTAATGTGTAATAAAAATATACTTGATAAAATAGATATCTATGTAAATGATAATGATCAGATGTGTCACAAGCGTTGCGACCTAAACGCGAGACGTTACTATCCACCGTGTCCCATTGAAGGGTGTGGTATGATTCTACACAAGAAACACGTCATCACAAATGAAAAATTTAAACAACTCGTTGCGGAACTCGAAGGAAAGTGTTTAGAAGAACGCATGGCGATCTACCTTTCTTACGGATTCCGTGAAGATGAAGTGGGTGGCGGTGAGCTTGACGAAGAAACATGGAAAAGAATTCAGAGAATAATTTCAGCTTCGTCGCAGGAAAAGGAGACGGAAGATCATGACGTGGTTCCGAAAGAACCCAAAACAAAACCGGCCATTCCTCCGCCCAAGACCTACGAACCGCGAAGTCTCGTGGCGGGCGAGAAATACAAGCCACCGAACAAGTCTAGACGATCCCAAGAGCATGGAGCTTCGCTGAAAACTCTTGTTCCTCGCTCGGTGAAGGATAGGGTTCATGTTTCCCATCAAGAAGATTTTGCTTTATTTTCGCGAGGTCCACTTTAGAAAGCGTGATCGCACCAAGAATGTAGTCCTCGTAGGCCTCTGCGACCGCCGGGATCAATGGCTTCACCAGGTCGTACATTGCATTGGCATACAACTGGATCTCCGGTTGGGCATGACTGTCCATCCTGAGACGCAGATAGTGAAGAAGGTTATGCAGGTTAATCTTCCAATAGAATTCGGTGTAGGTCGACAGGGGCAGATGTTCGCGGGCAGTCTCGCGGGCGACCCCGTGGTCGAGAAGGCTCTGATAGACTTCAAATGCCTGTTCGCATGAAGCCTTCTGGTCCCTCAGCAGCACCATGGACTCGGGCGAATCCAGAACGCCCTCGGAACCCTGATGGTTCACCTTGGACTGGCCACGGAACTCTGCCGGAACGTGGAACTCCTCGGGCAGCTGCGAGTACCTTCCGGAAATCTCGTTGATGCTGGCGGTCCGGTGGCGCATGTGCTGCCGAGCCAGAAAGATTGGCATCTTGATGTGAAACTTGAAGTCCACCATCTCAAAGGGCGTCGTGTGGGCGTGACGGAGCAGGTAGCGGATCAGTCCGCGGTCGCTCCGGACGCTCTTGGTGCCTTCTCCGTACGACACTCGGGCGGCTTGAACGATGGCGTGGTCAAGATCCTCCCTGGGCATTGTATCGACAAGACGTACGAACCCATGTTTCTCAACACGGATTTCCGACATTTGTTCTACTATCTAATGTTTTCTCTAATTAACAACCGGACAGTGTTGGGTTGTTTCTTTCTTTCCAGCTTTCTAAACCTCCTTCTAACACGCAAATATTTTTAAAACCAAATTTGTTCATATAAACTTTTGCAATGTTTGCAACAAGAGAACCTTTCTCCTCCACGTAAAGCATAATGGGGTGATCAAACCCTGGAAATTTTAGCCCAGAACCGGTAAAAATGCCCTTTCCGTATTTTTCGATATCTTCGTATCCAATGTCCGATCTTTGTAAAATATCATTAATTCTATTGAATTCTGACATGGGAATGTTGATCGATTCGGGGAGCCTGCATTTGTAATATTTTTTAAAAGAACCTACGTGTATTATTATCATTATATTCTTTACTCATAATTTCTTACGGCCAGTGCCACGGGGAAGCGGGGTACGCCGTCTTGAGTGAATCCCTGGAACTGCACTGTGAGCATCTCGCCCATCAGTTTCCCTCTGTTCTTCCATAGCTCCCTACGGCTCTCCATCGTTCCCTTGGGTCGGGCCTTGAATGTGTCTCCGTCCTCGGTTTCGCATATCCAAATGGGCGTCCCACGGTCCTTCCCTTCCGCCTCCTCGGCTCCCACGATCTCGAACTCCTCTGTAATCATCTTCTTGTACTTGATGCACTGGGACGAGCGCCTATTGAGCAAGTAGGGACTTTCTGCCACCCTCATCACCACGCCCTCGTGACCCTCGGCCACAAACTTATCGTGGTACTTATCGGCGTCCTTGGCCGTTCCTTGATAGGCTGGAACAATCTTGATCATCGGATGACTGATCCGCTTGATGATTTCTTTGAGCCTCTCGTACCGTTCCATGAAAGGCATGTCTAGCTTGTGAAGACGAAAGTAGTCAAAGCAGTGAAATTCCAGATTGGGTGCGTAGGGACTTTCCGAACCACGAGCGGCGCCGGTGATCTGTTCGAAATCCATGTCTTTGCTGAAAAGTTCACCGTCCAAGAACTCGCCCTCCTCCAACTTCCCTTCCAGTGCCTTCTCCAAGTGAGTAAGATGATCAATTCGCTGTTCGTTCCTGGACTGTAATAGGAGGCCTCCGCCCGAGAAGCCGGCGAGCATCCTGACCCCGTCCAACTTGGGTTGAAATCTGACATCTCCATCAATTCCGTAGGACCTCTCACTGAACGAATAAAGTAGCATGGGTCTGAGGACTGTCTCGGATCTCAATTGCATGTTGTCCATGTACCCCAACTTGACCTGCTTGCGCCACATCTGTGCGGCTTGCTCCTCAATGGGAGTCTTGCGTTTGGCATCGGGAGGGCGTTCCGTCACGGATATTTTTCCATCGATAAGACCCGTGGTTCGTTTAATCATTCCGTTTACGACCTCGACTTGCCAAATGCGAGTCTTTCCCTTAG